GGCAATTAAGCCAAATGCAGGGTCTTTCTTATCAAGTGCGCGCAAAGCAGGTGCAATTACACCAGCAAGAACGGCAGTTACATACGCTTTTGGACTGGTCTCATTTAGCGCAATAAGTGGAAGGCAAGCGACAACAACGCCGCGAGCATAGGACTTTAGAATAGCAATAATCTGAGGTGACATTATTTCTCCTAATCTTTGAATTTGGGGCTGCCAAAGCCAATAATGAATACAGGCAGTTTGCGTGTGTTGTTGCTTTTGTAAGCGCGAACCTTCATACATACCTCTCCACCGTTTGCTTGGCTTCCAGCAGGTTTAGAGTCGGGGCTTGTGTTGCCCTCAACAGTTACCACACTACCATCAAGGTTATCTTTAACTACGATTCCGACATGATCTACCGCTTCGCCACCAGGAAAATCAAAGAAAACAATGTCGCCAGGTTTAGGGTTTGCGCTTGCGGCGCTACTCCATGCGCCCATGCCTTGAAATTTAGCAACGCCAGCAGGGGTATAAACAACATCAGGCATAACCTTAAATCCGACTTCATTGGCGCACCACATAATAAAACTGCCACACCAAGGCAGAAAGTTCTTTTTAGTAAAAGCGCCGTATTTAGTTTCATTATCTTTTGGCCCTTCAACCGTGCCAATTTCGGCTCTTGCTTTAGTTACAAAATCTGCGCGCTGACCCATGTTATTTTTGATGCTCCTCAATGTGATTGTCTAAACGACCTTGCAATTTAGCAACTTCGCGTGAAACTTTTTGAGTCATGGTTGTATTTTTTTCTAAATTATCTTCAAGTCGCGCTAATGAATCAGCCATAGAAGAACCGCCATTACGCTTGTATGTGTAATTTTCCATACGATCTAAACGAATTTTTATAGTAAAAAAGAATTTAAGTCCACCGCCAATTAAAACCAATGATTCAAGAACCGCCCAAATAAAGTTAGCGGTTGTATTAGCGGTATTAAGCATTTCAGCACCTTTCGGTTATGGATTGAGTTGGGCTTTTAATTGTTGAATTTCTTTTGCCATGTCTTGAATAATAGGAATAAGAGCAATAGCAATACGATCGTAATTGACTGCATCAGGTTGCCCTTGGTCGTCATAAACAACCAGTAAATCTTTAAGCACAGGAATTTGCGCTAAATCTTCCGCAATAAGTCCAAGCAAACGAGGCAAGCCATCGGTGGTTCCTTGTTCTTCGGCTGCTGCTTTATCTACATAAGATTTAGGTTCCAACGCAAGTATGGAATTTATCGGAATAGATTGCGGTTCTATGGCTACTTTATAGCGTTCCGATGAAGTAACGCGGGCTATTAAACCTGTACTAGAGTTAATAAAAGTATTAGCAGTTGAAGTGGTTGTAGCATGACCTGAGTTATACAAATAAGCATTAGCATTAACATTGCCAGAACTGGTTGTAATGCCAGTATTGATAATTCCCGAAGTTCCAAGAATGGAAAAAGTAGCATAACCAGTAGATGAGTTCATACCATAACTGGTACTTGGGTTACCTATGTATGAACTTGTAATACTGAAACCGCCAATAGTTCCACCTGTAGCAGTTATGTTTGATGTTGTAACTGTACCTGTGACTGTTGCGCCTGTGGCTGTAAGATAACCACTAGCATCAATAATTGCGTTGCCACCAATGTTCATAGTGGTTGAAACAATGTTTGCGCCTGTTATTGTTCCTGAAAAGGTAGCATCGCCTGTTGATGAAAGAACAGAAAATGTTGGGCTACCGCCTGAATTGTAACCAGCAATACCAGCCGAGTTCATGATTACGCGAGCACCTGAAGTTGCTGAACTACCTGAATAAACTGTTATGCCGTTAGTATTGATTGCGGTAATTTGTTGCGTACTATTTGTAATAGTGTACGCATTTGGCTGTAACGAATTAACTGCGGCGCTATAAGCAGTAGCCGCATTCGCAAGCGCAGTATTAGCAGTTGCGAGTGCTGTCGTTGCTTGACTTGATGCTGTAGTCGCTTGAGTTGAGGCAGTATCGGCTGTATAAGCAGCAGAATTTGGCCCACTTTCTAATTTTGCAATACGATCGCCAATGCCATTAAAAATGTCTTGCAAATTAGGTGGAAGATTAACAAATGCCATGACTTCTCCTAACTAACCGAACCTGCGGCTAATTGCCGTGTAAGGGTAAGACTAACGCGACTTGGCCCATTCTCGCCAGGGCTTACGCTGATAGCAACAATGCGCAAAACAATACTTAAACCTGATGGAAAATAATCATCAACTATGTCTAAACGAACTTCATCACCAATGTTGTATTGCGGATAATAAGGATCAACATAAGGTGGCACGACAATTTCAATAGTTGTCGGTGGATAAGAAATAGCGTTTAATTGTCCAAGTGTTGTTGCTTTAAGTAAATTCAAATCGGCTATGTCAATGTAATTAGCAACATCTTCTAATAATGGAAATCCATCTGTGTATTTTGATGAATCAACAGCAGTAGCAGCAAGTTTTGTGCCATTAGCACCGTAACCGAGTCCATAAAGTTTATTTGCAGCAGTATTACCATCTTCAGGAAACTTGTAAGAAATAAGATTGCCAGGAAATTGAAAGACCGAAGCAATAGGTGATGTAGTTGTGTAAACTGTACCTAATGGAATGCCAATAACAAATTGATTAGTTAAAACCCCACCTGTATTGTAAGGTTTAATAGCAAAATCAAAATAACTCTGTGCTAAATCTTTAACAGCCTGATACACAGATTTGAATTCAAAATTGTTGTAAGTTCTGTTAGTTGAATAACCGCTACTTGGAAGAGTCGCATAAGTTAGACCTGTTTTGCCGTAAGATTTGGCTTCGGTGTATTGCATTAAATCTTTAGCAATGTAAGTTGGATCTTTGGATGTGTAAGTTTTAGTATCGCTGATGCGGCGGCGTTGATAAAGGCTAAGCATTTCCTGAGCCGTAATGTGCAATCTTTGGTTTTCTGAATCATACTCGCGGTTCCAAATAACTCCTGACCAAACAGGAATAGTTGCTAAAGTTTGCGGATCAGAATAAAGAACCCATAAAATCGTTTTGCTGGGAATCGTGCCGTTGTAAACATTGAGATTTGCAGAATTCAAACCTGAAAGCAAAACTTCGCCTTGAAATGTACCTATTGAATTAAGTTGTTGTGTAAAATTTACGCTAGTAAAAGGCAGTTCAGCGATAATGGGGTTAGCAGACCCACCCGATTGATACACGCTTGTTGTGACATAGCGAAATTCCGCCGTAGCCATTACACATACGCATTTCGGTAAGTAACCGACATTGAGCCAACGGTGCTAGTCCATGTTGCCGAAGAAGTATTAGCAGGAATGGATAACCAACCATTAGATGAAGCCGTCATAAGATTGCGTGTAGGAATCGTGTCGTAATAAATGACTCGTTGCAACAAATCCACTACCAAAGAATGTCCAGTAGCAAGATTAGCAAAATACATAGTTATTGTGCCATCGGTGATAGAACCGCTTGTAGCAGTTGTTGAAGCAATAGTAATAACAGGGGCAGAAGTAGCCCAACCTAAATTTGACACAGTAAAAGAAGTACCTGTTTTAGTTGTACCCGCATCATCGTAATAGCGTGGGTCAGGAAAAGATAATTGCACTTGGGTATCAATGTAGCCGTAAGTAAACTCAGGATTTATAGGAGTTGTAAAACCACGCGAGCGACCATACATACGCTTAGTGCCTGTATCGGCTGTAAGTTGGTATTGAAAAAGTTGTAATTGACTACTAGCAGGTGTCGCACCTGTGGGATCAACATAATAGCCAAGCACTTGCGGAGCAAAGTATGATTGCAAGTTTTTGTAATAATACTGCGCTGTATTGGAATTATCGCCAAGCACTAACATACTAAGAGTAACGGTACGCTCATCATAAAAATCACGACCTGAATACGAACCGTCAATGTATCCACGATTTTCATCTTGAATACGCAAAGGCGAAGTACCGCCTAATCCGTCTATGTTAGTTACCACATAATTAGTGCCAGCACCAATAGTCAAACCGTTAAAAGACATTTGATAATTGCTAAGAGTCATCGTTTAGCCCCTACTGGTACGCCGTTTTTAGCAGACTTGGATAAATGCTTGTAAATGTCGTTAGTGTCAGAAGCATACACAGTTGTATTTTGTATTACCGTTGTATGTGATGTAGATGCTGGTTTAGGTAATAATTTGACTGGCTTACCTGTTAAATTAGGAGTTGCCGCAGAATACGCGGTTGGGTCTTGTGACGGTAATGTGCTAGGAGTATAAGTTTTTTTACTTAATACATCGTGCAACATCTTGGTTGCTACTCCAGTACCAACAACTGCGGCAACAGCAGTTAAACCTAGACCAATGTTTACCCCGCCTGTAGCAAAAGCCTCAGCAATTGCAGCGCCAATAGCGGCATCACGCAAAACAACAAAAGCAGCCGCAAGTGCTTCAATACCCGCCGCAATTTTGCCGCCAGCGTATAAACCAAGTAAAGCAGCGCCAAAATTGGTAATAGTAGTTTTGTTATCGCTAAACCATTTGCCAAACTTTTGTAATGCTGGCAACGCTGTACCTGTCACCCAATCGGTAAATTTTATAGCGTAAGGCAAAAGTGCTGTGCCTAATTTGACTTGCAACTCTTCAAAACTTGCTTGCAAAATACGCAATTTACCAGGAAGGGTGTCACCAAATTTTTGAGCAGCCCCGCCCGCGCGATCTTCAACGGCTTTAAGAATTTGCGCTAAAGATGCGCCTTTAGGAATAGTTTTGCCAATAGCAATGCCTAAATCGCCAAGACCTCTAGCCTGACCAATAGAGGCACGAGCAAGTAATCGCCCTGCATCGGCTAGTGAAATTTGTTTAAATCGAGCCAAGTCTGCCGCAACACTAAGAGTGTCTAATGCCATTTTAGGACTACCTGAAGCAGCCGTCATTGTGGCTAAGGCTGTGTAAGTTTCATCATAAGTAAAGCCAAGTTTTTTCATTGACTCAGCGTGTTCATCAATAATAGGTTTTGCTGCGTTAAAACTTACACCTGTATTACTTACAGCAGTTTCTAATTTAGCCTGAGATGTTTGCAATTTGCTTACTGCTTCAAGGCTGGTTACTGCTAATACGGCAAAAGCGCCGCCAAGACCAATAGCAGCAGCACGAGCAATTTTCATAGTGCGCTCTAAACGACCAATAGCAGCAGTAGCAACTAAACCATTTTTTTCCATAACTGCTAATTCTCTATTGATTTCTCCAAAAGCAGCAATAGCCTCATTAGCCTTAGCCTTTACTTCAAAGACAACTGGTGGAAAGAACTCCATTGTTTATCCTCTCAGACTTAGGTGTTTACGCATAATTGCGTAATGCTCACGGCGGTATTTATCAAATGCTGGCTTCATGTATGGAAATTTTTGTCCGCTTTGCCAGTTTGGAGGGTTATACGGACTACCCATTTCAACGCTTCGACCATAAACAATAGTTGGCCCAACTAGCGCATAATAAGTAGCAAAACCCGATCTAAATTTCTCGCCACGAATAGATCGGCGCAAATTACCCGTCACATTCATAGGCGGTTGCCCTGATGTTGCAGGATAAGGAGAATTCTTGCGATCGCCTTTAATTTCTTCTTGGGCTAACTGAATAAGGCGAGTCATCATTTCATCGCGCGCCATGCGAGCGCCAGCATCTAACTTGTCCATAGCCTTAGTAACTGCGGCTTTGACTTGCCAAATGTTATTGCTCATTATTTATCTCTCTGACCATAGAACTGATGGATACAAGCCAATCTATTAAAATCGCAGGTTGTTCATCTACTTCTAATGGAGTCCAACCAAATTCTTTAGCGATTTGATAATAATAAAATTGCTCGTCAGGATAATTAAAATCGGGGCTTCTCTCTGTGCCTGTTAATAAACTTTTTAGCCGAGAGATTTGTCTAAAGGGCTATCAGCGCCTAAGTCTTGCGTAAAATCAGGAAATAAAATAACCTGAACATCTTGGGCTTCTTTAGCCAAAAGATCGTAATCAGCCAATTCCATCTCGCCTAGAGAAGAAATCATTACCGATGGAATAATAAGATCAAGTGTCCATGACTCAACTAAAATAGCAATAAGCCCATCAACCATAGTTAGGCTTTGCATTAAACCTTCTTGCCCACTAGCGGCTTCAAATACTTTACGGCGATCTTTTACTTTGAGAGTTTTAGGATCGCGCAAAGTTACCTGCGCTTTGCTAATAGGTAATGTAATTGTTTTAGACATAATTTCCTTCCAACTGCCTTCGTTTGTTTGGGTTAGGTGGGGGAGTGGGAAGGCGGCACATCCCCCACCCAACATTATCTCAGGTTACTGATAAGTACCTGAAGCCTTAGCATTTTGTAATACCCATTTAATGTTTGAGTATCCTGCACTAGCACCTGCATCTGTGGTGTTACCTTGCGCATTGAGGTCAATATCAATTTCTACAAAGTCCTTAGAGCGATCAATCATGCTCGCTACATAAGCACCTTTTGTAGTAGTAAATTGAATTTGAGTGGCGCTTGCACCTGTTCCTTGTGACCAGTTAAAGGTAATTGCTGGCTGTGTATTTGTAAGGAATCGAGTAAGTTCAGTATCTGCTTCCATAACAAAGCGAATTTTGCCTTTAGTTTCTAGCGCGCCTAAGAAAATTGAATAAGGCGCTTTAGTATTAGAAATACCAAAGATAGGAGTTACTGGGCGCATCATGTCCAAATTGCCTTCTACAGAGTTTGAGATAGATGAGCCGCCGATAGATACAGTAGCAACCCAAGTTGGTGTAGGCAATACAGTTGAAAATGATGGGGTTGGAGTTGATGCTGTAGCAGAAGCAAAACCAGTTCCTTTAGCATCGTAATCAAGTAATCCGTCAGCCGTAAATTTCAAAGATAATTCGTGGATTTGGATACCTGCGTATGCGCGCACATTGGCTGCATAATAATCAGTTAGCGTGAAAGCAGTAGGTTGAGCATCTGAACCTGTGGCTGTAGCGTTCTTAATGCTAATAGTGTGGGTGTATGGGGCTGTTGAGCCTGTTGTGGCTACATCGCCAAGCAAACCGCCTAAAGCATAACCAAAAGTATCTGCAAATACAGGGCCACCAAAATCAAAAGTGGAATGAGTGCGACCTTGAATGTACGCATAGTTTTTAACAAGAGAACCGCGCAAACCCTCATCGTATAATTCGCCAATTAAATCAACTGGCTTAATTTTAGAGGCTGTAACTGGGATAAAATCTGTTGGGGTAACTGCTGTTCCCTTAGTGGCTTCTTTAGCAATCCCCAAATAACTTCGGTGGGTATTTTGTACGGTCATTTATTCACTCTCCTACTGTTGGGGCTGGTGTTGCCTTGGTGGATTTGGATGGAGAAACATCGGGTGCGCTAAAATCATCAGGCGCATCAAATTTATCCCCTGGTTCTACTGTCGTTGAGATAGTAGGAAAACTGCGCTCATCTTCACCTGTGTAGGTAAATGAAGCCATGTGTTTCTCCTTATGCTTGAATCATTTGGGTTACATCGAATCGCAAGGTAGCCCAAGTTTCTGTTGAATTGCCATTTTGTGACATTGGTTCACCATACGAAACATCTATTAAAGGTTCTGCGCCTTGCCATACCAGCGTTCCTGAATTATCGCCAAAGCGGTGATCGGATCGAAGGCGGTTTTTTAAACTATCTACAGTTTTATCAAAATCATCCATAGAATCTTCGGCGTTGCGTTCCATAGAATGATGAAAAAGTTGGATGGCTACCGTGTAGTCAATACGCTTCCAACCATTAGTTGCACCGCCTACTGCAATACGCTGTTCGCGCTCGCTCTCAATAAAAATTACGGCTGCGCAACGATTGATTTGACTAGGCAAAGCATTCACTTCAAAATTGATACGCTTAGGAAATGAGGTAAATACTTGATTGATGCCATCAACTTGCGGTGGCGAAATAAAATTGTAAAGAGTAGAACGGACTTGTACGCGACCTACAGCCATTACCGTACCCTTCTATAAGGCATTAGCAATTCTTTTGCTAACGCAATCTCCTCACCGAGTTTGTCTGCTCCTGGGAGCGATGAACCCGCGCGGCTTGAAATAGCCATAGTCATAGATGAATCACCACGAACTTTAAGAAAAGCAGTAGTAACTAAAATGGCTGCTTCTTTAATAGCAGGAGGCAATGCTGAAATAGAAATACCTGATGCGTGGCTATACCCAAGAGGTGATACAAGCGGCACGGTAGTTGAACCAAAAGTATAAGTTGAAGCAACTGTAACATTTTCGCTACTCATGCCATCGTAGATTTTCATCATTTGACCAGCAACAATGCCTGTGCCATTTGTTACAGTAAGAGTTGATTGTGTTGCTGTGGCAGTTGCAATAGTTGTGTTGGCGTATCCTGCGATGTAGGTGTAGCGAATGTAAGTTTCAACGCGTGGGCTGGTTGGAAAACCAAATTGAAGTGCGCCTTGCGATGAATAAGTTAAAGAAAGATTTGCGTAAGGAACAATAATTACTTGATCTTCAATCCATGCCTGAGAACAATCAGGAATTGTCTGTAGGTCGGTGGAAGGATTGCCATACTGGAAGGCTGTGAGGGCAATAACGGGGTTGTAGCGTGGGTGTAGGCGAATAGTGCCATCTGCGCTAATGCGTGTGCGTTGTTGCTCTTGTTCTGTTGTAGCCGCTAAAACTTGGTTGCAGTATGTGTCAATCCATGAGGAAGCGCGCGCAATAACATTGTTTAATTCAGCATCTTGAACATCGGGGTCTTGGGAATTAAACACAAGGTTATCAATGTCAATTGCTGTGGGCGCATTCTTAAACTCATCAAGGGTCAAATAGGGAGTGGAGAACTGATGAGTTGTACCTGTGTAAGCATTAGCCATTTATTTCTCCGCACTTTGAGCATTGTTTGAAAAACGATCCAAACCCACACTTCTTGCATGGGTATCCTGCGGCAGTTGTTACACCGCCTAAACTCGCCTCACCCAAGCCTTCTTCTTTTAACTTTTTGCGCAATTTAGGGTTATTAATTTCAAACATCCCATCCTTGCCAGCCTTTAAAACTTTTTCACCGCGAGATGTAGTTACGGATAACTCGCGCATACCCTTTGGGCCAATCATTTTTCCCACGCCAACCCCCTATTTAATAAGTGAGCAGTTTTGACTCATGCTCAGGAGTGTAAATTTACTTAGGCAGACTTAATACCTGATACGACACCATTCCAAGCAGGTGCGTAGCAGAAGAAAGTTCCACGGAAGTATGTGCTGAACTCATAAGCAAACTGAGTTACTGGCCATTGGATACCCATGTAATCTTGAACCATCACATTTGCCCAAACATCAGATACCTCAGTATCAGGGATTGGGAGTGTGTAGGAAAGAACTGGAGCAACGCCTTGTGGTAGCCAAGGGTGAACAGTTAAGTCCACCATTTTGCCTGTGATCTCATTGTGAAGCGCACCAATTACAGCGCCACCAACATAGTCACCAGTATCGGTCTGTGAAAGATTGATACGGTAGTTAGCGGTTGAACCGTTTTTGATTGCATCTGAGAGTTGCTTACGATCTCCACCGTTAAGCAATACTTCGTCAGGATCGCCCTTAACTGCATCGTAAAGGGTAGCGAATACACTTTGGAATTCCGCACCTGGATTAGCAGTTGAGAAAGTTGCGTTCACTTCGTTGATTGCACCTGAGTTTGCACCCAAGACAGTTGCAAGGATTCCATCGTAACCTGTTGCATAAGCAGAAGTATCTGCTGAAATTGTTGAAGCAAGTGTACCAGTTGTGTTGTAAACGAGGTTATCACCAGTTGTAACTGTTGAAGCCGCGCCTTGAACTACACCTGAAAGTGATGAGATACGACCCAAAAGGTGAGCGTTAGCAGCACCAGTTGTTGTACCAACATAAACTTTAGTACCGATTGCACCAGCAACATTGTTTACTGTAAGTACAAGAACGCCACCGCTAGAAACAGCCTGTGATTGAACTGTAGAAAGAACAGACTCACCAAATGAACCAGCATCAGAAGTTGCATAGACATAGTAAGTTGTTGCAGCAAGAGCAGTTTCACCTGCTGCAGCCGCGCGAGTTGTCAAAGTTACTGTAGGAGCAGCAAGTGCGCCTGAGTAACCTGAAGCAGTACCGCGTGACATAAGCATCATGCGCTCTTCCATCAACATAGTTGCGTAAAGAGTGCTTGTTGATGACAACTGACGCAAATCTTGGTATCCAAGACCTGAGAAGTTAGCATCAAATGAAACGCTATCAGATAGCGAGTAACTGTTGTAAGGAAGCACCAAATCATCGGCGGTGTAAGAAATCTTAGGGCCGCGTTCAAAGTTGATGGAACCAAATGCAGTTGTTGTTGTTTCGGTGATTCCTGGCCAAATGTTGCCTTGTCCACCTGTACCTGTACCTGTGTAACCAGTAATACGCTTTACACGGTGTGAAGTACCAACGCCGCGCTTACGAACAATTTTGTTACGAAGTGGTGTTGGGCGAGGTGTGAGCAACTTTGCAGGGGCTTCAAGGTCGAAGGCTGCGAAGGATGTTGAAAGCGGGCTTGTTAGGGAGATGTCCTTAACAATGTCTGCTGTTGCGGTGCGCTGTGCTGCAAGTGCTGCGTTGAGCGCGCCTACTGCATCAGGTGAAAGTGACTTGTTTGCAACAAGGGCTTCAATCTGTGCAGATGGATCTTGTGTTGGTGCTTGTCCTGGAACGGATGATGCGTTTGAAAGTGCCTTGTTCAGTTCGCCAAGGTATTCCTCTTGGAGTTCTGCGGCTTTCTTTGGCTTTACATCACCGAAAAGGTCAGCAGCCTTTGGCATTTGTGCCATAAAGGTTATTCCTTTCGATTAAGTGCTATTCGTTCTCGGTATTTACAGGCAATCCTGCTTTAGCAGAAAACTCTGCGTGAAGCGCGCGATAACCTTTAGCAAGAACGGGATCGGTTGTGGCATCAGCCTTAGCCTTGTAGGTTGCGGCTTTTACCAAGTATTCATTTGATTGTGCGCCTGAGTTAATAGAGGTGCGCTTTGGCCCACCTGCAACTGACTTAGACAATGCCGTTGCTAGTTCGGTTTCAAGGTTTACTGACTTTTCTACAGCAGACTCTTTTTCTGCGCGTAGAGCATCAATCTCTGCTTTTACCGATTCCATAGCACTTTTTACGGCTTTTTCAACCACATCCTCGATAGATGGGGCATCTGAGGAATCAACCTCAGAAATTTCTTCTGTTGCAACTTCGGCTGGCGCTTCTGCTACAACTTCAATTGTTGCTTCTTCGGCAACAGGCTCATCTGCTTCAGCAGACTTAGGTGTTTGGTCAGGTGACACAATTTCGGCAGTTGATACATCTGCGCGACCATGATCTTCGACTGGCTTGTGGCAACCGCATTCAAGGCACTTATCTACAGACTTAGCAGCCATCATAGCGCCGCATTTGCACATTTTGGAATCGCAACCTTTGTAATTCTTGCAAGCATCGCATTCGCAATCGCATTCATCGCTTTTAATGGTTTCTGCATCTGCGCCAAGTTCCATGACTTCAGCGTTCATAGGTGTTTGTACCTCTCCTTCAGAGATTTCGCCTTCGTACCAATGGAATAAATGTTTAACAGCATCTAATAATTCTTCAATGGAATCTTTTTCGTTAGAACCTGAATTTGCCATTTCGTTTGCTTCAACAACAATCAATTCGGCAAGGGCGGTACGAGCCTTGTCAAATGCTTCTTTGTTAAATTTTACGGAGTCAGGGGTCAATGACTTAGCCAATTCCGTAATTTGCTTAATTGTTTCCATCTTTGACCCTTTCTGGGCATCTGTAGTTTTTTTAGTTTCTTTCCGATACTTACCACCACGCTTTTTGTATTCGCGCACAACCCAAGCATTTGCAACGGCTGATGGGTAAACATCAAATTTCTTTTTAGCCTCTGCCTTTACACGACTGTAAAGTTCTTTGTCGGCGGGTTCTGAACCTTCGCCACCTGTGTTAATGTCCTCGTAATTAGTAGATTCTTTTATCAATTCACTAGGAAGTGGTGCTTTGTATTCATGTAATTCTTCTACTTGAACCAAACTTGTTTCGCCTTCAACACTTTTAGCCATAATCAATTTGGCATTTGGGTTGGCAGGGCGATCTACTAACGATACTTCAATAATTTGCCCATCAATGATGCGACCATTAACCGCTTTTGTGTCGCGTACAACTCTTGGGGCTTTGATACCGATTGAGAAACCTTTAAGGACTCCCGCTTCGACTTTTTTGACAGACACAGGATCAACCACAAGAGCCGAAATGTAATGACCATCGGTTTTTGCTTCATACTCTTTTGCTACCCCTGCTGCAATGTTTGAATGTTGTTCGCGGATGTTGCCACCTGATTTAAACCATTCAGGCATAGCGCGATCTAACCATGTTGGATCGCAAATTTGCTGATCCATGTCTATTGAATCATCTGTTGCCTTACCATAAACAAGTAATGAACCATCTTCTTGTTTTTCTTGTTTAATAATTGCGGCATACGCATTAGCAAAATCCATTGTCATTATTTCTCCTTATACGCCTGAGTAAGTGATAACAACTGCACCAGCAGCAGTACCAGCAGATGAAATTCCATAAACTTTATCGCCAGGGTTGAGCCACAACTGAAAAGAGGCGGCGGCTGTAATTAAGTGACCTTTAGTAGCGCCCGAAGTAGTAATACTACTATCGCCAATCCAAATAGAAGCAGAATCACCGTTTTGAATTTGTACGGCTACGCCTCTTTGAATTCCTGCCGCAATTTGGCAAATAAGAGTAGGTGTTGTACCTGCTGTGGAATTGAGATGTACGAGTGCCATTTATTTCTCCTTAGTTATTCTTTTGCGAGCCAAACAGGGGCTTGTTCCATACCTAATAGCCACATAGCCGTTAAGCGATGATGACCGTCAATAATGATTTGCTGTTCTCCGCGTTGAACAACTAAACCAAATGCGCGATAAGAGGTTACTGCTTGACCCATCGCTTCAATGTGTACTTTTAATTTCTTGCGGCGTAGCCATTTATCAGTAGCGGTAAGATCGGGAAAATTAACTAACGCCAGTTCTGCCTTATCCCAAATGTTAGGATCAACTGTAATTGGTTCTACGCTTTGCCAAGGTACTTCCACCAATTTGTCAGGATTAATGTTTTCATCAACATGGGGTGGATTAGGCAAAATCTTTAACCGTGATAGTGCGCGTTTTACTTCTGATTTGCTAGGCACAAATTTAGTTAAATCAGGGCGCACCGCTAATTCAACATCATCTGCATAACCTTCGCCTGAGTTATCTACAACAATGTAAGGAGCAAGCGAACACATACAATTGGGATGTGCTGGCGGTTCGGTATCTCCTGAAGGAAATTCTTCATCAATACCAATAGGGGAAGCATCGGCATTTTCTTGGCAATCATCGCAACCTTCTGCAACAAGCCATTCAACCTGCTCAACATTAGAATCTTGGTATAACTCGCGTGAGGCTACAGATACCGCGCGACTCATTTCGGTTTGGGCAATAATCATGGCGCGTTCAGGATCATCTATAACTTGATCTACTAAAATTGCTACTTGATTAGGTGCGACACCGACTTCTAGGGCTTGGGATAAAATTGTGCCAATACGATCTAGTTTTGTATTGATAATTCCATCTATGGTAATTGCACGGTTATCTAACAAACTTTGCAATCCATTTTTAGGACTAAGCAAAGCAGCAGCAGCCTTATTACCAGGTGTCCATGTTTGCCAATCAATCACCGAAGCGCGAGCCATTTGTTGCGCAGTAGGCGATTTCTTGAAACCGATCAGGTGTGCATACACATAAGTTGCAGCAGTTTCACCTAACACATACCCATCAGCGTATAGCGGGGTTAGTGCCTCAATTAGCGGCTTTTTAGCAGCGTTGATGTGAATCTGCGCCCAATCTCTAGCCAACGAAGGCGAAACTGAGCCACCTGCGGGGTGAGTTTGCGCAAATGAAGCAGCAATTTCCTCACCATCCAGAGCAGACTTAAACGCCTTCCTGATTTTAGTTGCGTGTTTTGCAGCAAGTCTAGTTGCTGTGCCGTGTGCTGGCCAACGCATAACTACAACCCTAAATAGCGTTCAGCATACCAACGAGCGCCATCTAAATCTTTCGCTTCAACGAATTTATTTAGAACCTCGGCGTAAGTTGGGTCTAGGGTTTCAAAGTTAAATGCGCGACTAGAATTACCCTTGCGCACCCAACGAATGAATTTTTTTACTTCCTCTTGCGCATTTGTTGGCTCAACAGGTGTTTCTACAGGTGCGCCCTCGTTGTTTAATGAAGTACCTGCGGCAACCATGCCTTCAGGTGTAAATAAATAAACAGCGTTACCTGCAACAAGAAATGGAGTGTCGGCTTCAGGTGAATCCAGTAAAGGCAACCCTGATTCAGCGCGGCTTTCATTAACTGTAATACCAGCACTTCTTTTGCGAATGTCATCGCGTTTAGCGGCTTCTTCGGTGTTAAGGCGTTCGCTAGGTGCTAAACGAAATTCAAGTTCGCGTGGCATACCAAGCCAACGATAAGAAAGCGCACTAATCATTGTCGAAACCCAACGGGCAGTAGGCACAATGCCAATTTGTTCTGCGGCTTCTTGTTCTCCTGCTTGATGACCTGAACCGCCTAAACCTGATTTGGCACTAAAACCAATTTCAGTAGGCAATACGCCAAAATGACCAGTAATAGAAGTTATTAGGTAATCATCTAAACGGTCGCTAAATTTTTCTGAATAACCTGGTTCAAATTGCAATTTACCACCAGGAAGCATAAAGCGCATACGATTGCGTTGTTCTGTTTGACCAGCAAGTGAATCGTTAAAAATGTCCTCATAAGCGCGAATCTGATCGGGTGTAAGATTTGCAGATTCAGGCAATTCAAGGAAAGTTTTAGGCATTACGCCATCGGTAAATTCTGCGCGAAGCCATTGTTGGCGGCGCAAATAAATGTCTGCCAAAGGCAAAGCGCGCTCTACAGGGGAATACCCATAAACACTATTGGCACGGCGATTGCGTACAAAGTAAGCAAGTTCATCTGCGCTGAACTGTCCATCGGCTGCTTCTTCATCAATAGTTGCATTAAATTCGCTACGAGGAAAACCGTATAAAATTTGTTGATAAGCAGGGCCAACTGAAGGATCAGGGCGCATACCGCGATCATCTAAAAGTGGTTTGATAGTTGCGCCATCAAGAATTTGTAAACCACGAATGTCGCCGCCTACAGTAGATTGCGGCCAAATAGACCACGCATCTAATACATCAATTTCTTCCAATGCCATGCCAAGCCAATCTACAAAGGCTAAACCGTTAGCAGGATCAGGAGTTTCCCAAAATTTACGAAGGCGGGCGATTTCAGATGAATACTTTTCGCGGGCATCAGCCATAGCGCGGATGTGATTGCCACCCGAACCTGCAATAATGCGTTCGCTGGCTGCATCGCTAATTACAACATCCCATTCCAAACCTGAAATTTTTGCCTTGCGCACTTCAATACAACGGCGCAAAATGTCAATTTGATCTGCGGCTGCTCGTAATGTCTTAAATGGTACAAGACGATTTTCAGAAACATTTATGTTTTGCGCTACTAAGAATTCAAAACGGCGTGGATCAGGGCGACCACGATCTGTTAATGGGTTAAGCGCGCCAGGTATAAGAGGTAAGCCTGGTGCAAAAGGTACATTGGCTAAAACTGGATCGCGATTCAAAGGTGTGCTTGTGCCAAAACCATACTGAGTTTGAGCAATACCACCGCGTGAACGCATTTCTGCTTCAGTCATAGTGTTAGCACCAGCAGGAAGTCTTGGGGCTTTGGTGATTTCATCTGCCACGCGCTTAGCAAAGCGGTCTAGCAAGCCCATGTTATCTCCTTATGTGTTATAGCATTGAGTGTGAACTTAGTTGAGAAGGCTGTATCTTACGGGGGCAAATTAGCCCCACTTGTTATTTCTAATGGGCTTACATCAGGCACAGGCTTGATGAATCCATCTGTATTCATTGATAACGATGGGGAAATTTTAGTAAACCTACGCCATGTGAATTACACCTTATACCACGCAGAAAATCAACAACTTTATCCTTCGCGGTTTGGGCCACTATCGTATTTACATCCTGAAAAAGATCAGCGATTAATTACTACTAATTACCTTTGCCGACTTAATAATAATTTGGAAATGACCGATCACGCTTTAGTTGAAATGCTTACCTTGCACGAACCCATTTGGGAGTTTGTGGGGCTAGAAGATGCTCGCCTTGTCCAATGGCATGACGATTATTACCTTGTTGGTGTCAGGCGAGATACTACCGATAATGGCGTAGGTCGCATGGAGTATTCGCAAATTGAGATAGATAAAACTAATTGGAAAGTTAGCGAAATCCATCGAACCCGTATTCCTGCTCCTACACCAAATACATCTTATTGCGAAAAGAATTGGATGCCGATTCTTGAAAGACCGCATCAATTTGTTAAATGGTCAATGCCTACCGAAGTAGTTTATGCAGACCCATTAAATAAAACTTGTGAGCAACTTTACATTCGGCAGACAATCGCACCACCAGCAGATCAACGCGGTGGTTCTCAGGTTTTGCGTTGGGGCAGTATGTTTATTGCTATCACCCATGAAGTAAATTTATTTATGAATTATCTCAACCAAAAAGATGCTGTTTATCGCCATCGTTTAATCATTTGGGATGAAGCATTTAATCTTGCTGGTATGTCTGAGCCATTTTCGTTTCTTGATGCTCGCGTTGAATTCTGCGTTGGCGCTGCTAAATTAGGTGAAGATTTGTTGCTTACATTTGGCTTTCAAGATAACGCTGCTTTTATCTTACGAGTACCTAATCTTGTAGTTGAAGATTTAATTTTGGAGGCACTTAATTATGAGTCTTGCTAGTCTAATCGTAAGATTATCACATCAACCCTTTAATTCGGACTTAAACTTTGATGTGGCGCAAGAATACTTACAATTAAATCAAACCGCATCAGCCGTATCTTTTTATTTGCGTTGCGCTGAATACGGTGGTGAGAATAATCCTAAAGTGTATGCTTCTTTATTAAAAATGGCTCAATGTTTTGACGATCAAAAGGGTAGGGAATACAGCGTAACTAATTGCTTGCTGCAAGCACTTGCCTATGATGATTGCCGACCTGAAGCGTATTTACTTTTATCTCAGTATCACGAACGAGTTGGTAATTGGCAAGAATGTTACACTTTTGCTTCAATAGGTTATGGATGGTCATTTGGTAGTGACCCATTACCTGCTGATGTGGGCTATTACGGCTCTTATTGCTTACGCTTTCAAATGGGCGTATCTGCTTGGTGGATAGGTCGCCAAGAAGAATCTTTATCTATTTTGCGATCTCTTGCCAGTCAGGATTTACATCCAACTTACGCCAGCGTTGTCCGTTCTAATTTGGAAAAAATTGATGTTGGCATTTGACATAGGCGCTAACCGAGGCGATTGGACTACTGCCGCGCTTGCTAAAGGCTACGAAGTAATTGCCCTTGAACCTGCCCCTAGAGTTTTTGCTAAATTGATTGAAAACTTTATTTACAATTCACGCGTTACGCCATTAAAGTTTGCTGTAAGCGGTAGCAATGATGAATGGGTTGAATTCTACGAAGCCGATGAAGATGGGCTATCAAGCCTCAATCAAGATTGGCTTACAAAAGAAACTATGCCTTACGCTGGCAAGCCATTTAGGACTATTGGCGCAACTACTATTACTTTGGACTCACTTGCCTTACGCTACGGCGAACCTGATCTGATAAAAATAGATGTAGAAGGTGCTGAGTGGTCTGTGTTTAAGGGTTTATCGCGCAAAATGGGAACGATTGCCTTTGAGTGGACTTTAGCCACTATTGCCGATCACCAACTACAACTTGAGTACCTACATCACGGCGGCTATACAAAAGTAGCCCCGCAATTTATTGAGCATCATTGTCAGCAACCTGAAATGTGGTTTGCTTTAGATAAATTTGATTTTACTGCTTGGTTATCTTGGGCGAGCCAAGAGTGGGTTGAAGATAAATGGAAATTATCGGGGCTTAGACCAACTGCCGATGTTGGAATGCTGTGGGTTAGTTAGCCTAAAGCAATAATCTCTTCGCCAGTTAAACCAAGTGCTTGAAGTTTGGCTTGCGCACGAAGTTTTGCATCTGCCTTAGCCGCTTCTGCCGCTTCGCGCTCTAGGCGCTCTGCCTCTGCCTGTGCTGCCATCTGGTCGCGCTCTGCAATCTCGGCAGGGGTTAGGTCAATGTACTCGTGTGTGCCTTTTGCGACATCAACCACAAGTTTCTTTGGTGTATCAGACATTCTCTTCTCCTTGGATGATGATGACGTGACTTGCATCAGGGCAATCCCATAGGCAAGTTTCGGTATTGAGTGTTGCGCTATCGTGGCATTTTGGCGGAATGAAGGCATCTAGTGATGCGTCATAGGAATAGCCAATACCTGCGTAGTGCTTACGAAAGTTTGCGTTGTAACTGGTCTGAATCCAGTTTCCGCCTAAGCCAAGGTCATTGGCTAGGAAGTCTTGCCCGCGATGTTCTTGCTCGTTTGCTACGACAAGTACGCGAGTGACTATGTTGTTTGAATCTATCTCTGCAAAGTGTGCCATTTTTCTCCCTTAGACTGTGTATCGAACAATAATTATACCTGAACCGCCAGCGCCGCCAACGTTTAGCGTTCCACCTCCACCGCCACCGCCAGTATTTGCAAGTGCAGCCGTACCTGATGTGTTTCCACCAGCACCGCCACCGCCTGCTCCACCTAAACCAGGAGTTGCATAACCTGAATAACCTCCACCTCCGCCACCGCCTGCGTAGTAGTAAGTGCTAGAAACTAATTCACCTGTGTTAGTTGCTAAACCCCAAGAAGAATAAGAAGAAGAACCTGTTCCACCATAATCAGAAAGTGAACCTGATTTAACTACACCAGCAGTACCTGCACCACCACCCGCGCCAACTCCAGGAGAGTGAGCGGTAGTACCAGCATTTCCTTGACCAGATGTACCAGAACCGCCTGCGCCATTGTTACCGCTTTGTTCGGCACCACCACCGCCTGAACCGCCGCTAGCGCCTGCTTGTTGCGCTAATGCTGTAGCACCACCACCACCGCCACCACCGCCTGTTGATGCAGTTAAAGAACCAAAAGTAGTGTTAGTTCCACTTCCGCCACGACTACCTTGATTAACATTTGTAGCAAGTGCGCCACCAGCGCCAATGGTACAAGTGTATCCAGTTGCGCTAAGTGATTGTCCAGTAAATCCTTGAAGTCCACCTGCACCACCACCGCCACCTAATCCAGCACCCCAACCACCCGAACCTCCACCAGCAACAACTAATAAATCACAAGTAAGCCCAGTAGCAGGAACAAATGAACCTGAGTTAATAAAGGCGTGATACCAGTAAGTACCGTCAGTCTGGATAATGTCACCGCCTGTTGCTTTAGGAGCAACGGTAGGTGTGGTGTTTACATTGGATACGCCGTAGAGGGAGAATGTTGAGTATTGGGCGAAGTCGCCTGTGACACCAGTAAAAGTAACGGAAGTTATTGCCGCAGTTGATGACCATAAATCTGCCATTAATTGCAGGTAGTTATTACTACTAGCAGTTGAATTGCTTTCAAAAACACCATCTAATGAAACAGATTTATAGTTTGCGCTAGCGTAATTGGGAATAGTAAATTCATTATTGCTAAATGTACTAGATGTTGAAGTTGCTCCGTTAATAAAAAACTGAAAGTTTGAAACAGTAAAACTGCTAGGACTTGTCGCGGTACCATTAATGCCTCTTGCAGATTGGTTAGTGGTGACACCATTGAAACCCATAGAAGTATAACAATAAGGATTAGAATTAACACCTCTAGCAGAAACCTTGATAACTAAATCGTTATACCCAGTTTGAGGGATTGAGTTGAAGGTAACGCTGGCTGCGCCAGCCGCTCCAACTGTGATGCGTTCTAATAGAACAAGTGTGTTTGCCATTAGTTTTCTTCCTTATTAAATGTAATAACCATTAAAATGCCTTAATGCCGTATAGCGAGAAGGTTGAGCCGATTTGCCAATTACCGCTTGTGTCACTAATTGTTACAGAAGTAATAGCATTTGTGCTTTGCCATAAGACAGCAGTTGCTCCCACAATTGAATAACTACCTTCACTTGAACTTCTTGTTATTGCAGTTTTGTAAGTTGTTGTGTTGGAATAATTCATAATGTTAATAACATCTGCGCCTCTGGTGGTACTCATCCAACCAGCATAAGGAGTGCTGAATCTATCGCTAGTAGCAGAACTTCCATTACCAAGTAATCTAGTTGCAGATAAACCACTTGAGCCACCATTAAAACTTAATTGGTAGGCATCAGCACCTGCACTATAAGAAGTAAAACCATTTACAACAATTACTAAATCTGTATAAGTTTGTGGGATAGAACTAAAAGTATAGGAACTAGCAGCACTAGCCAGCGTTGTAGTTGCAATCGGAGTATAAGTTGAGGTAGCCATAGTTATCTCCTACCGTATTCCGTAGAGTGAAAAAATACCATAAGTAGAAAAAGTACCTGTGCTTGGATAAATAGTAATACTTGTTATTGCGGCAGTGTTACGCCAAGCAGTGCTTGTAAATTCAACGCGACCTGAACCATTGTTATCTTGTCCAGCCAGCCCGCGAATTGTTTTGTATTTGTAAATGTTTCCATAATCAAGAAAATCAAGAACAGCCGCCGTTGGGTTTGTGCTTGGTGAATAAATAAAATAACCTGCTGTTGCGCCCCCAGTACCACCTGAACTAGCAGATGCGCCATCTCCATAAAGTTCGTGCCAAGAATAATTACTACCAGTATCGCCATTAACTTGAAAATAAAAGTTTGCTGCTGCGCTTGTCGGTGTTGATAAACGAATTTGCAAATGAGTATAAGTGCTAGGAATACCACTAAAGGTAATAGAAGCAGCAGTCGCACTTAGCGTAGTTGAGGCAATAGCATCATAGGCACCAGTCGGCGCCCAGGGATGACCCGTAACTTGAGATGCGTAAATACCAAAGATAGGTGACATTAAGCAATGTCTCCGATGACCAACCAGTTATTTGCCGAAGTCTGAATAGCAGAACCAGCCGAGTATTGAACGCGAGTCTTAGGCGTAGCCGCAGTTGCACCAACGGAAGTAAGAGTCACACCCGATGCACCCGATACCGTCACCTGTCCTGCGCCATTTTGAGAAAAGTTCAAGACTGTGCCGACTGGAAATGGCGTAGTGGCATTGGTCGGAATAGTCACTGCGATAGCAGAGGCGTTAGTTAGCGTGACTAGAGTGTTGAAAGAATCAGATGCAACAAAGGTGTATGAGGTACCAGTCTGAGCATTGATTGTGACTGAGCCAATAGGAGATGCCGCACTAGAGATTAGACTGACTGACATTACAACTCCTGTCCAAATGCGCTAAAGGCGCAAGTTCCGTTTGTCGAATAGATTGTTACAACATCTGTATTGGCAAGGGTCGCACCAACTGTCCAAGTGTAAACACCGTTAGCAGGGATAGATACATTGTAGGCTTGATAGTGCTGGTTAGCCAAAGTCGCACCTGCTGGTCGAATAGCAATACGAATTGTATCTGCTGTGACGCTAGTGTTGGCAACATTGATTGTTGAAACAATAGTTCCAGCAGCCGCACTTGCTGTGTACAGCGTTGTCGCAGTAGCGGCGCTCGGATAAGACTGCCCTAATACTTTAGTAGTTGCCATTTACATTCCACCTAACATGAGGATATTTGGTAAAGCGGTTGCATCGTTACCTGTTGTACCTTGCAAGCCCTGAATACCTTGGACTGATTGCGTTCCTTGTAATCCTTGCAAACCTTGAATACCCTGCAAGCCAGTTAAACCTTGTAAGCCAGTTAAGCCTTGTGTTCCTGTCGTGCCTTGGCTACCGATCGTACCTTGCAGACCTTGCGTACCCTGCGAACCATTAGTTCCGCTTGTACCTTGTGTGCCAGTTAAACCTTGCAGACCAGTAATACCTTGCGAGCCATTTGTACCATTAGTACCTGATGTGCCTTGTGAACCAGTTAAACCTTGATTGCCAACTAATCCTTGCGCACCTGTAGCGCCCTGAGTTCCAACAGTTCCTTGACTTCCAGTTGTTCCTTGTGCGCCGTTGGAGCCATTACTGCCTGTTGTTCCTTGACTGCCGATTAAACCTTGTAAGCCAGTTGTACCTTGCGCACCATTAGAACCGTTTGTGCCAGTAGTTCCTTGATTGCCAATTCGCCCTTGTATTCCTGTTAAACCTTGTGTACCAACTGCGCCTTGCGTACCAGTAATACCTTGTGCGCCTAGTGTTCCTTGCGAACCAGTATTACCTAAAGTTCCCTGAACACCTTGAATACCAACTGCGCCATCTAAGTTTACTGACCATGATGTAAATGTTCCAACACCTAATGATCGAGTAACTGTAGCGGTCATAGCGCCAGTACCAACTGTATAAGTTGCAATGTCAGCAATGATGTAATTAGAAACTGTGTTAGCAATAATTACGGTTTGACCTGTTGAATACGAAAGATTCGCGCCAACAGTAAACGAAATAGAACCAGTTGCAGGAAGTGTTAATGAAGATGAGGATGTTGTTTGGTAACGATCGCCTAAACCTTGCAACCCTTGAATGCCTTGCGTTCCTTGCGCGCCTGTGCCTGTGATTCCTTGTAAACCAGTATTGCCTTGAATGCCTGTTAATCCTTGAGTACCAGTTGTTCCCTGACTACCGATTGTTCCTTGCAGACCTTGTACGCCCTGAGTACCAGTAGTGCCTTGTGTTCCCGTAGTTCCTTGCAAACCAGTAATGCCTTGACTACCAGTTGTGCCTTGAATTCCAGTTAATCCTTGTGTTCCCGTTGTACCTTGAATTCCGACTAATCCTTGTGCGCCTGTAGTTCCCTGCGCGCCAACAGTTCCCTGAATACCTAAAGAACCTTGAATACCTGTATTGCCTTGTAATCCTTGAGTGCCTTGAACGCCTTGAAGCCCCTGCACACCTTGAGTTCCCTGAACCCCTTGCAATCCCTGTGCGCCTTGAAGTCCTTGCGTACCCTGTGTGCCTTGAATGCCTGTTGTGCCTTGTACGCCTTGCAGACCTTGGACACCCTGAAGTCCTTGCGCGCCTGTGCCTGTTGCACCTTGAACACCGCGAGCGCCAGCAGATGAAATTACAATGCTAGGCGTTACAGGTGTTACATAAATGTTGTCAGCCATTAGCGCGATACCTCAGCATCTACTTGCACGACTCCGCGACTTAAAAAGATTGCTTCCCCATTGCTAGGAGTAAGTTTTAAATCCCACTCGTATTTACCTGATGCGCAAGTAATACCTGTATTGACTTGCACTTGTGGCGCGGTAGTTGCGTTAAATGTAATGCCACTACCTGATGTAAGAGATAACGCAGAAGTTTTGGCAAGCGCGCTAGTACGAAATTGCAAAAGCGGTGTGTAACCAGCAAGTGAGATTGGATTACCTGATGAATCTTGATAAGTGAAGTTAATAGCCCATTCTTGGTTTTGACGAACAGTAATGTTTAATGGGTCAGGAGTCTGACTGATTGACTGTGCTGGCATTATTTTCTCCAATGGCTGTTCCACATTTAGGGCAGATTCGTGTGGATTTCGGGGCTGGCATTTTGCATTTAGGGCAGAACACAGATAGGGCGGCTAGGAAGTTCAAAGCATTTGAGCCTTCACTCAATTCTGTCAGCGCCCATACAAGAGCATCTAATCGGTCAGGGCTTTTCATGTTTGCCCCTGCCTCCCACTCACACATTTGATTCTCTAACTCTGAGAAATAACCAATGTGGTGAACGCGCCCTTGTTCATACAGGGCTGCGATCGGCTCGGCTCGTAATTGCTTGCCGCGTGTGGCTGTGACTTTCTTTACTGGGATACTTGCTTTGACTTGCTGAAATAAATGAAGCACCAAATCTCCGCCGTTATTCGTTTCTGCGATGATGCGGTCTGCTTTATGTGCTTCAAAGGCTGCGATGGCTTTAAGCGCCCAATCTTGCGGGCTGGCTTTAACTGTGTCATCGGCAAGAATGTAATAATGTCCATCGGCGCTCATAGCCGCTGTGACAATTCCAGTAAGGTCTGAATCTTCGCTACTGGTAACGGCTGGATCAACCCCGACTACAACGCGTACAAAGGTTGGCAGGTTCTCATCTGTAACGCGAACGCCTTCAATCATGGCTCTAGTCCATAGCGCGCCAGGGTTATCATCGAGGATTGCCCCGTATAACTCCTGTTGTCCTAAACGCGTGTTGGCGTACTTGCGTTGGAATTCTACAAGTGCTGATTCGGCAAGGTTTTGCGCATTATCAAAAGTTGAACCGCGTGTAACAAATGTTCGGTTATCGCCTACTAACTCTTTAATAAGTTTGGTAGGTCGAGGCGTTGTTGTAATTACGGTTTTAGGATCATCGCCTAAGCGCAATCCAAATTTATACTGGTCATAAGCATCGGGTTTATCCCAAGCGGCTAACTCATCACACCAACCGCCATGATGTTGCGGGCCGCGAAGTCGGTCAGGCTCTTCTGCGCTAAATCCCTTAATGCGTGAGCCATTAGGCAACAAATAGGAATAGTTAGATCGGTTGTAAGACTTATCGGTGTAAATGCCATAACGCTTTAATACCGAGATAATCCCGCTTTCACCTTCAAAGCAGGTATCTCTAATGTCAGCGTGGGTCTTGGCTATTACCGCCCAACGGGTTTTCGGTTGGCGTATTGCTTCCCAGACTATCCACTCCGCGCCCGTTCTCGTCTTGCCCCATCCGCGACCCGAGAGAATCAACCATGTCAGCCAGTTCTCCATTGGCGGTAATTGCGAGGATCGGGCTTGTACTTCCTGCCAATTCACTCTCGCTTGTGCCATCTGAAGTGTTGGCTCTGAATAACGCGGCAAGGTCTTTAACTGCTCGGTCAATAGAATCATCGCCATTCCAAGTTGTAATGTCTTGCTCGATCTTGATAGGAGTATCTAACCCTAGAAGTCTAGCGCGCCTTTCCATAAGTTTAACAATTGTCATAATGGACTTGGTATCGCCCTTCATAGCGTTAGGCCAAGCCGCTAATTGCAATCTATCTATACGGTCTAACTCTTGCTCACGAAGTTCATCGGCTGGTTGTTGCATAGTGCGCTTGATTGCGCGCTTGTATGCCGCGTATGCGCCTGTGTGATCTGCGTAGCCTGTTTCCTCGGCTATGCGTTGCCAAGTAAGTCCTGCCCTGCGTAATTCTAGGACTTTGATCTCTTTGTCTATTAACTCAGGTGCTGGTATGGGTGAATTGTGATTTGGCATGGTTTGATTACTTACTATTCACTAATTCGGCTTTAGCAATGGTGTAGTTGCTTTTTTCAAGAATTACAAGCAAGGCTTTGGCGACTCTTTGCGGGGTATCGGGTAATTCAAACTCAAAATAATGCCACAATTGTTTAGCAATTAGTTTTTCTAAATCAGTTGCTTGCACGGTTGCCCCCCGTTATTGATAATCGTGCATCAAGCAAGTCATTAACGCTTGCTAGGTAAAATTCTCTTTGTTGGTAAGTTAAGCGGTTTTGATAACGGTCTTGCAGTTTTAGGCGTAAATGTCCTAGCGCTTCGTCTATGTCGGCAATCGTAAGATCGTCTATGACTACCTGCATTTGACCCGCCCTAACTGCCTCCTTATACACCTATTCCAAGATACTTCGTATGTTATCACGCGTTACTTACCGAATGCCTTATTTGGTAAGCGTTTTGCAATTCGTCTATGTCAAAATGTTTAATTCCATTAATGACCTGGTAAGAAATTTCATCTTGGGCTACCCACCTGTAAATAGTGGGTTTGGATACTTTAAACAATTTGGCGGCTTCTTCAAGGGTTAGCACATCAATCCATTCATTGAGATTGAATCATCTTTCCTAATAATCGCCATTGTTCAGACTTCCATACTGTGTCACAGGCTTTGCATTGTATGTCGCCAAAACTGGTAAGGGCTGCTGGATTGATCCGAAGCGGTGCGCCGCAAGTGCCACCGTTTTCATCTATTGCAGGGCAAGTGCCAATCGTCATCATTTCTGAACGATAGCCAAGAACTGCGTTAATGCGCTTATGGATAGCGTTGATTTCTTCAGCCAATTTGTCAGCATCAGCGTAATTATCAAAAATCCATTCAGCCTGAGCCGTAAGGTATTGGCAAGTAATTGTTATGCGGTTGATTTCTTGCCCGCGAAATGTAATGCGGGTATGGCGTTGCTCTATGCGGATTATTTGCTCATGCTCCATTAAAGGTTTGCTAATCCCACCTGTACGCAAATGTAAGGTTTCAAGTCTTACAGGTATGGGTGGAGTACGCGAGCCACCTACGCGCTCGCCGTTGCCTTTACTGGGCAATAATTCTTTGGCTAATTCATGGTATTTGGCAGGAAAGATTTGTAACTTCTCTACTGCGTAATTCCAACAATTTTGACATAAAGAATGCTTGGTAACTCTTCGGCATAGCGCACATTTCATTTCTTACCGCGCGAATCTCTTTTCACTTTATACGCTTCCACATCAACACGGTTATAGAACACACGCTTGCCTTCTTTGCTTACCCATTTAATGTGACCTCGAAATTGAATCTGATTAAGGTTGTTAATGGAAACGCCAAGATACTCGCAGACTTCCTGCGTGTTCATCAAATCATTTAGAACGGCCACGCTGACTCCTCATTGTTGCTAGTCGCTGGTGCGCTCTTGCGCTTGAGTGTTGCTACTTCTGCCACCAATTTAGCCCGAACTTCCCATCCTGACTTAGTTTCGCCATCACGAGTTTTGTATTCAAATGCTTTTAAATCGCCTTTAACAAAAAACTTCTTACCTTTAATCACAAGGTCGGCACAGGCTTCTGCCAATTCACCAGTTGCAGATACTTTCCACCACACGGTTTCGCCTTGTACCCATTCGCCATTTTTATACTCGCGTGGAGTTTCAGCCAAACTAAAATTGGCTATTGCAAATTCGCCTTTAGCGCCCTTAATGAATTTAAGTTCTGCATCCGAACCAGCATTACCAGTAATCTCTATCGTTGCCATTTTCGCCCTCTATCTCTAAATAGTTGCCTTCGTTGTCTAACCTTACAACTGATCCGTCTGGAAGGTGCAAAGGAAACTCGTTTGGCTCGCCCCAACTAGGCACAATCCAGCCCTTTTTAACCGATTTGGCGGGATTTAGGTGTATGGAGTTGGTGGCTAGGTTATGGCAAGCGTGGTGTACGGCAATCAGGTTGCATGGCTCATCCTTGCCCCCCTGAGAGCGCAATTTTCTATGGTGTAGGGCAAAGTTACCCCCTGCGCCTCCACACGCCTCGCAATACGACCCTGCTCGTTCTAAAACTATCTCTGCTATTTCCTTTTTCATTCAACGCGGCTCTCGCGCTTCATAAATGGCTTGGAAGTGTAAACATCAAGATTGGCTGCAATTTCTAGCGCTTTGCGTGGCGTAGCCCCTGCGTGAAGTGCGCCTAATGCGAACTCACTACCTGAACCAATTCCGTAAAATCCGTCATCTCTTACGCATACTGAAAGATCGTCATCTATTTCAAAGATTTCACCGTTAATGGCAAATAAAAATCTAAAGCGGTAATCATCATCAACTTCGGCTTCAAAATTCCACGCGTTATCTTTTAAGCACCCGCGTAAGGCTGGCATTACTTTGGCAATCATAAAATGATAAAGGTTTCGATAATCTTTAGGCGTAGGGCTTGGCGGTTCAAATAAATGTTGGGCTATGTCGCAAGCCAATACTTCACCAGCGCCAGCAATAAGAAAGTCGCCGCGCTTTGTAATCTTTACCATGCGCTTATCGTTGTAGCGCAGATGCCCGCTAGTTACTTGGTTATCAGAATAAATCACAGCGCGATCAAGCAATTTAAGCCCAATAATCGTAGTCACTTAGAAAGACTATCTGTAAGAAATGCAAAAACCCGCTAGGGAGGCAAATCTCTAGCGGGTCTTGCGGTGCGATGAGGCTTCCCTTCCTATCGCCATACCATGAGAAACGGCTCACGGTAACTCTATGATGATGTCCTTTCGCTTACCATTGCTGATTCCCGCGCAATGGCTTGTTCCGAGTTATCACTAACTTTACTATCTGTACCGCAGTTGAAGCAAATCATTGCGTTTCCAATAATCTTTTAACAACCCACTCAACCACAGGTACGGCTACCGCGTTACCCATTTGTTTGTACCTATGTCCATCTGCTTGCCCCGCTGTCCAATTATCAGGAAATCCTTGTAAGCGTTCACATTCAATAGGGGTTAATCGGCGCACTATTGAAGTGTTTTCATCAATAGCCGCTACCCCATGCCTAGCCTGTGATGAGGCTGTTAATGTATAACTAGGTTCGTTTTTATCTAAAAATCCTGAACCACCTGGGCCAGCAGTATCACTTCTACCAACCATCGCACCGTGCATTGGATAAGCAACCATAGGCATATTGTTTCCACCTGTACCCATCATGCTAGTTAAAGTATTAGTTGTTTCACCCTGAATTCTTACGCCATCTGAGCGGTGTGGGTCAAAAATTATTGCTTTATTATCTAATAAATCATCAGCCGCTAAACCTTTGTAATCTCTAGCCGCTAAAGTTCCTGCAACGCCTGTCGCTCCAAGACCTCTAGCAATGGTTGTGGCAGAACTTTTTTTCTGTTTTTTGCCCTTCTCAAAATACCCTGAGCGGCCTTCGGCGATAGCAAGTATTTCTGCAGGTGTTCTCCCGTCATCTCCAAGACATCCGACAATGAAGATTCTTCTGCGGCGTTGGGGTACTCCAAAGTGCTGAGCGTCAAGAATCCTGTATGCGACCCCATACCCGAGTTCAGCCAGCGACCCAAGAATGATTCCCAAATCCCTTCCTCCATTTGATGACAATAAACCAGGGACATTTTCAAGTATGAACCATTTGGCTTTTGTTTCGTCAAGTAATCTGTAGATTTCCCAAAATAATCCTGAGCGTTCGCCAGCCAATCCTCTACGCTTTCCAGCGACACTGAGGTCTTGGCAAGGGAATCCACCGACAATAATTCCATCTGAGTTAAATCCATATTCAAATAATTGTTCTCCTGTGACATTTTTTACATCCTCCAATAAATGAGATTTAGGAAATTGTTTAGCCAATACTGAACGGGCATGTTTATCTATTTCCACAGAGGCAACAACATCAATGCCATTTCTTTCAAGCGCAAGGTCAAAACCCCCCACACCTGCAAATAAACTTATTGCCTTCACTTTGCCTCCTAATAATAATAATGTTGATTCCAAAACGCTATTGCCTTACAAGGCGAACCATAGCGAGATTGAATGTAAATAAATCCTTGGCGCACCTGCTCTTGCGTAGAAGTATTAGGTGATAAACCTAGAATCTGTGGCACACCTCCTGCGTGAACCTTGACCCATTTGCCATTTTTTAACACCTTGACGGGTGTTTTATTTACAGCATTTGGTCGCCAATTTGATTCATTAGTCCATAGTTGGTTTAAGCATTTCCACTCGTTCTTGTTCCAGCCCCAGTAGGGCAGTTGAGATTTTGCGTGGGCTTTAACCGCAATAGGCGTTCTCATGTCAAACAACCTTGGACTTTGCGCAATCGCTGGTGTGGCTACAACAATGCTTACGGCTGATACCGCAACTAAAAAGCATCGTTGAAGTAACTTCAGTTTTCGCCCTGACCCCGTTTGTTAGTAGCGTTCATAGTGACCTTCCCTTGATTGGCTTCTGCATTGCTGCTTATCCTTTCGTTAGGTGTATCTATTTTATCGCAATTACGGCAAAACCCGTATGTTGCAATAATCCACACTCCACAACCCTTACATCTACCTATTGCCTCCACATTAGCCCCCTTATTTCTGCTCGTAAATCATCAATAGTGCCATTGTTGGCTACATACTGGTCAAAGTTCCAATTATCTAACTCTGTTTCTGAACGATGTAAGTTAATTGGTTTACTGCGATCTATCCGAGTAATGCGCCAAATCTGACCTGCCTTGAATTTAATTTCGGAAGCCTCATTTTTAAAGCGCACATCGCTAATAACTATGTTGTCACTTGGCATCACGCTGTACATAGTTAGTTCAACCCAAATCTGCGGGTCAATTAAATCCCTGCCTACTTCGCTTCCCATTACTTGCAGCAATCGGCGCACTTCAGGTAAATGCTTAGCCTCATCCCACCCGTTCTGATCTACAAAGTAGCGCAAGCGCATACCTGAAACATTAACAATTGGGTCAAGCAAATAAACGGCTTGCTTGATGATGTCGGCAAATGCAACCCTGGTGTAGCCATACTCCTCCACCAGTATTTCGGCAACTGTATCTTTGCCTGATTGCGCATACCCGCTTAATCCAATAATCATTATTTCAATTTACCTTTTTCGTAATCCAACACATCTAACATTCTGCGTTCGTAATCATGGCAACAATCATTATCGCCACGCTTCATGTGTTGAAATTCATTTTCAATTCGTTCCAAAAGTTCTTTCATTTGTATTGCTACGGTTTTTTCCATTTCAGCCTCCTGTTTTGTAAAAGCCAGTGCCTTTAAAATGAACTGGCGCTGGACTAATAAGTTTTTGCATAATGCCGTTGCAGTTGTCCATAGGACAATTGTGTTGCTCATCAGCGTGAAAATCGTGCGCAATAATTTCGTATGCCCCGCACTTAAAGCATTTATAGTCATAGCGCGGCATCAGAAAAGCAACCCGTCTTGGTTGGCACAAGCCCACACAATGCAATCATGCCCAAGTTGGTTTTTGCGGATGCGCCCAGTATCTATTAAATAACCATCTCGGACTAAGGTGATTCGAGTTGGTCGTTCGGTGTTGCCTGATAGTTGTAGGGCTATTTCAATTTCTTGATCGGTAGCGCCATCAAAACCGCGCGCTTGCACATAGTCATAAATCTTTCTGCGCCAAGTTCCAGTTTTAGGCAATACAGCATCTGCGGTAGCAATTGAAGTGCGCTGCTTGCCATAAATGGCTACATTTCTATTTATCACCCAACACCACCTTTGCACATAAATCTTGCACGGTAAGTAGCGCATTATCTATTCCATTTTTGACAATGCGCTTGCGATCGGAAGTGAAATCAATAGCGCAGATTTCGTCATAGATTCGCTGACGGATTTGCTTCTCTAAGACCTGCACCATTGACTTCACCGCCTTTTGCCCATCAGGAGTGTCTAACAACAACTGGTTATCTTTAATCTGCCAGTGATTTTCTTTACAAATAACTTTCATCGCTGATGCGCTCCTCTACTTTGGCTACTGCGTATAAAAACAATGACACAATAAAGGGTACGCCAATTACAAGTAGAGCAATTAACATTATTTTGCCTCCTTATTTTTTAATTGCTCTTTTTCACATTCACCATAAAGTTTGTGGTTGGTTTGGCGGTTAATTACATAAGTACCGCAATCTGCGCAAATTGCTTCGTAGCGTTCCATTTACATTACCGCTTTCATTTGCCACGCAACTTGCTCTACAGAAATTTCGCCATTTTTAATTTGTTGATACGAAGTGCGACCGAAATTACGATCCTTTACATAATGAAATACAGCATGAAAAGTATCAAAAGTCATACCTGATGCTTGATGAAGTTCAAGCATAAATTTTTCTAAATTAACTTTTGTTGTAGCCATTATTTTGCCTCCTGCTCGTATAAGCCCCGTTTGGCTTATGCCCCTATCTTAGACTTGCAAACCTTACGGTTTCAACCACCTAGAGCAAGATTCTTTAATTATTTTTTACAGCGCCTCAAACCCCGCAATTTCGACCCCCACGCGTGTTTCATAGCGCGGGTGGTAATACTTGGCTGTTTTTATGCTCACAACCTGGGAATCGTCAGCGTAAACCACGCCTGTAAGCCCATCTAGCACCGCCCTGACCAGTTTATCCAAGTCAGGTGGCACGGTAGGCATAGCCCGTTTAACGGTTCTAGGGGCTATTAGACCGAAGTTGAGGGTTAGGGCTATGGGGTTATCTAGGGGTATTGGAAAATGGGGTTTAGCGACCAACGCCAGCCCTGCCCGATAGGTGGCTAATTCGGTGGCTCGGCTGTGAATCATTTTGCCGTTGCCAATGTGCCGCATTGACCCCTGCGGTATGGGTTTCACGCCTTCCAGCGCGAATTCAATCAAATTTCTAGGCTGACCCGATCTCCTTGCACTAGGCACTTTTGCACCTTAACGCCTTTCCAATCGTGAAGTTGCAGATCGTAAGAAAAGCCATTCTTTTCTACATAATCCACAACCAAGCGCACATGATTGAAAACCAGCACATCGCCAGCCTCAACTTTGTCCACATCAATTAGTTTTAGAGTTTTCATAGTTCCCCCTTGCCTCCTATTTTATCTTACTTACTTACAAACGCTTAACTTACGCTTCAGACACGCCGAGAATGTTTTACCCATACTCATACCTCACCTTGCGGTTCATCGCCCGTTAAAACCGCCTCTGAGGGCTTATTAGGGGCATCTGTGTCGGTGGGTTGTAACTTCTTTTTTATAGTTTCTATCCAAAATGCCACGCGTTCAACTTCTGCGGGTTTTCTTTCTTCGCCCTGCTCGTTGAATTGATCTAAAATTGCCCGTTGAGAATCGTTATTACGGTAATTTTTAAAGTATTCGTTGAGATGACTAGGCATTAGCACCTCGGTTGTTTGCCCGTAATGCTTGTTGGCAAACTCCATAGCAAGATCAAAATGCAGATGGGGGTTAAGAATCTTTGACCACGCCAGCACTTTAAGTTCATCAAATGCCACACGCGGGTCAATAATTTCTATGTACCCAATTAACTTAGAAACCTCCGATGGCTGCATGATTCTCCTTCTCTAAAGTCGCTGCAAATGCAAGCGCCCGATTAGCCTTACTGGTTATCTTACTTTGCGCACTAGGTAATGGTTCATCTGTCCAGCGTTCTTGATTCAGCCAAGTAGAAGCGTGTGGGCAAAATTGCAAATCAAGGTTGGGGTCACTTGCCAGCCTGTGCGCTCCTGCCAGGATTTCTTCAAAGGTTGCCTTTTTAAGCGCCTTTAAGAAAGCAATCCTCGCTGCGCCTTTTCCTGCTTTTCTAGGGTATGCAATCCAAAATTCTTCAAATGTGTATTCTTTTGGTTGTTGTTCATTGGTTATAGTTAATTGGTTCTCTTTCGTGCGCAATTCTTTGCTAGGCGGGTGCGCAATACTTTGCAGGGCTGGTGCGCAATCTGCTGCGCCCCTATCGACTGGAAAAGCGGTAATAACCGTGTAGTAATTTGAAGTCTGCCAGCCCTTATCGCTAAAGCGTTTATCAACTTTAACCGCCCCTATTGCTTCTAATTCGTCTATGCAAGAATCCACAGTACGGGCGCTTTTAACCTGTAAATCCCTGGCAAGACTTTCCCTACTGGGCCAGCCCACATGAGATTCACGGTTGGCATAATGATACAAAATTGCATACAGGCGTATGGCTTGTGGCGAAATCTGCGAATACAGCACCCAATGAGGAATTTGCGAAAAGTAATTATCGGATGCTACAAAAGTGTCTATCTTTGCCATTTATCAATCCCGTCATCTAAATTGCGTTCAACATCTTGCACCATAGTTTTAATTTCCTCAAATTTCTTACCTAAGTAGCGCAAATCGCGTTTTAAATACTCAATAGTGCGACTTTGTAAATTGAGATAAACATGATTGCGTTCAAGTTCACTTAAACCGCCCCACCAGCCATAGCGTTCGTAGGCAACGCCTACTTCTAAACACTCTTTCCAAATAGGGCAACGAAAACAAATCTCGCGCAACTGCACATAAAAAATGCCTTCTTGCGCCATGAGTTCTCCTTTCTGAAAATAAAACCAATCGGTAGGCATCCCTAAACAATTTGCCTTATCCCAATCAACGGTTTTACGATTTACTTTCCTCGGCATCCAATCTCCCCGCTTACATCATAGAATTCGCAAAAATCTTTGCAGAATTGTCTAGGTCGTTCAGGTTCAGGTGGGAATACGGTATTTTGTAAATCTCGCACCCATTCAATACCCGCTAATGCTATTGCACGATCATAAGGTGCTTGCCAAACTTTTACCTCACTCATTCGCCCATCTCTAGGAATTGCCACCAACGATACTGTTTCAACTGGGTAGCCATTTTCTTCTAACAAGTATCCATAAATGTTTACTTGCATTTTCTGTTGCGTAGAAGGAAATCGAGATAAGTTTTTTAGGCTAGTCGTTTTCCAATCCACAACAGTTTTAGTGGATTTAATGTAAAGATCACAATGCCCTTTAATGTCAGGTGTTGCAAATCCTTGTTCAATAAGGAAATCGTTAAACTCATTCTGTTGAGAAAGTGACTTAGCAATTACCTCATGCACCGCAGTACCAATTATGGCTGCAAGTGATTCGGTGTCAAGGTTGGTTTTAGGCTTTTGATGAATAATGTTCCACGCTTGCCTTTTACACCCGCCAACACTTGAAGCACCGATCTCCACTTGCATTGACCGATCACGCGATTTGTCGTTATCGGTTAGGGCTACTTTAAGTAATCCTTGTATGTCCATTAAGCAACTTCCATAGAAGCGCGCACCGATACCGAAATAGAACGGGCAATGTCCACCTGTGTTCTGATGCGGTTGGCATTACCTCTTGCCGCTTTAACTTGGGCTTCGGCTATTGCTAACTTCATGTGTTGTTCAGCATTTTCTATAAGCGCCTGATCTTCGCGTTGAACGCTGGTCAATTTAAAATCAGGGTGACTGGCGTTCATGCGACTGCGCGCCATAGCAATTTCTAAACTGGCTTTAGCGGTGTGATAAACCTGCTCAGAAACAATTAACTCCTCGTGGGCATCATCAATTTCTTTAGCCAAATCCAGCAAACGCTTTTCTACCTGCATAGGCGTTAGGCTCATACTTGCCTCAAATTCGGTTTCATGTTGTTAAGTTTAGGCAATAAGGCTGCCGCATCTACCGCGATCTCGTTTTCATCTGTCACTAATCGCATACCAACAAAGGCTAAATGCTTTAAAACTAACTCAGGCGACATTTCCATAATTTCACTTAAAAGATTAGCGAAATGAATCTGTTGCTGTATCGCTAACAAACGACCTTCAGGGTGATTCATCGCAATACCCCCAAGCCCACAATAATTACAACAACAGTAGTTGGTAGCCAAATTACAGTACGAATAACCGAGCGCACTTTGTAATAAGTACGAGAATAAGCAGCGCGCGGTTCAAACATCTGCCAAGTTTGGTCATCCCAAATTTCCTGCCAATAAGGTGTGTTATTCATCATTTGATTGCCTCCAATTCACGCTTGCGCGCGGTAATTGCTGTATTGATTGTGGTGTTATTTACGGTGATGTAGAGCAACCCTGCCTCTTGTGCGCCTGTGTAGAAATTGCGTAATTCATTTATGTCTGCAATTTCAGGTAATTGCGCTAATGCTTCCTGGGCTAAATGCAACTGCTCATCGGTAACAACAGGTGCGCTTTTAGTTTGATCTGCGCGCGCTACTTTTTCCATTTCTTCACGCGATGGGCGCTTATTACCTGAGTAGGTAAAGTTGGCTAATGCTCTACCGATTGCGCTGGTTTCTGCGTTAGCCATAGCCGAAGTGCGATTTACAGGTGAGCCATTATTAGTAATTTCTTCTTCCCACCCAGTTGCAATCGGGCGACTATCTTCTAGGTCTGTGTAGATTTCTGCACGGAACACGAATCTAGTTGGGTCGTCTGGATTGCTTACAAGAAATGTCAAAACGCGGCTGGCAGGATAATCTGCTCTGAATTTTTTTAACCGCGAATCAACCGTTTCATATTCGTCTAAGTTGAATTTAGCCATACTTGCCTCCTTGATAACTTGCTGGTTCGCCTTGAACCGCTACCAAAAGTAAAGCAATCCACCGACAAAATCAAGGATTTGAAGCCAAGTGTGAGATAATTTTTTTATGTTGAGTATCAAAATCCGCGCCTACGAATTAGAAGTAGAATTGCAGACCAGCGAAACCTACCCTGATGCCCTTACCGATTTGGTAAATCGAGCAAGCCAAGCATTTGTATTAGGGGTAACTGCGCTCAAAAATAACAACATTGATTTGTTCAACATAGCGCATAATGGCAATTACGAAGATGATTAACCGCCTTGCTTTGTTTCTTGCTTTAATTTTTAAGCGGTATTAACGCTTTATCCGAACATCTGTTCTAATCCAGCCACACCTGATACTGGGCAGTAACTCGCCCCTTGATCGGGTCAATGAAATGTAGGCGCTGGCTTGGGATGCCCGATACAGCCATAGAATCGCGCGCATAGCGGTTATCGGATTCGGTTGAGCCAGTCCAGTAAATCATGCCGTCTTGGGCGCTTAGGGGCTCGCTGGCGGTGCGGTGGTAGTGACCTAAGTAAATGTCGCTCCAACCTTCCCAACGGTATGCCCCTGCTTTCCAGCGATTACCTGCGGCTTGCCATGCACTAGGGCTGGCAAATCCAGCGCGACCTACTTCGTCACCGTGCATGAGCAAAGCGCGGTAGCCAAACCCTTTTCCAGTTGGGTCAGGAATGTGAACTTTTTGTATGTCTTCAGGACAATCTTCCCAAGTTAAACGCTTTTCATTTTCAAGAATAGATCGCGCAAATTCATAACACATACGATCAAAGTTATCGCCTTTAGGAACATGATCGCGCTTGCTACCAATTCGCCCATGATTTCCAAATTCTGCAACCACAGTTACCTTTTCAAAGTTAGCCAAGAAATAGCGAACAAAATCCACCATAAGGCGAGATACTTTTGTGTATTGTTCAAAGATGCTGGAATCAACTTCCCATAATTGCGCAGGGTAATTAAATAACCCTTCAACCATGTCGCCACCAAACATAATAAAACAATCTTTAACTGGGTGATCGTTGCGTTGAATGTTTGTAATCCTTACGCATTTCTCAGCAAACTCCATAACGCGGCGTTTCATCACTTCAGAATTGTAAGATGTAGTAACTTTTGCGCCTTGCCAATCGGTTGCGTGAACAAGTGCAACTTCTACTTTGGCTTTGCGTGTGTCGGTCTTAGGTGCTGGCACAGGTTTGATTGCACCCATAGAAAGAGTTGCATCGTAGGCGGCTCTAAATGTTGCCTCAGCCAATTCATCGGTGCGTTGCTTGGCTTTCTGTAATTGCTTTTGCGTGTTGATTAACGCCTTACGCAATTCATTTATTTGTGGATCGCCTTCTTTTTCCAAAGCGGCTAAATCATCTGCAAGGCTCATCGAAAACACCTGCATTTCTTACTGCGGTGTTTATACAACGAAGATTCCCCAAGGTCGCTAACGCCTTGTTTTAGAAGAAATTCCACAAGTACGGTAACAGGTACGCGTTTCTCAAAAAGAATGCCCTCAAACGCCTGTTTATCTTTATCTGTCAAAGTTTTGAGAAAAGACCCCGTAGCGCATGGAAAACCTGTTGCTAAAGTGTAATTTTGTTCCAGTTCAGATAAAGCCGAAAAAAACCCCTGCTTATCCATAAGACCTCCCTTGCGGGTAAGGTTATAGGACAAACAGGGGTTTTCGTGGATTAGGCGCGCGTGTTACGCGGCTTTATCTGAATTCTTTGGATCAAGAGCATTGGCAATTAAGCCAAATGCAGGGTCTTTCTTATCAAGTGCGCGCAAAGCAGGTGCAATTACACCAGCAAGAACGGCAGTTACATACGCTTTTGGACTGGTCTCATTTAGCGCAATAAGTGGAAG